ACAACAGTTGCGTCATGCTGATGATTTTTTAAAACGTTAGAACCTCCACCAGAAAATCCCATGTTTAACCACCTGAGAGATTAAATCTTGCTTGTTCTGTTGAGAGATACATCGGTGTAACTTGTGCCAACAGGTCTACGGTCCCTGCTGCACCAGGAGTAACTTGAACACTAACTACATTTTGACCGTTTATGTTTTGGTCAGCACCTGCAGATAATGAAATAGCCGGTTGACCGTTTACGGAAAAAGTGCAGGGGTTGGTTGCATCCTGATTTTTAATGGCTACTGAAATAGCTATGCTTCGATATAATGTTGGGTAATGTATTGTTGTTGCTGCTGCACCTGCTGCCACAACATCAGAAACAAAAGTAGATTCTGCAGTTGTATCATTTGGTTTTACAGTTACTCGGTATCCTAAAATAATTTGAGGCACTTAAGCCACCTTAGAAAAGATTTGCATATTTCATTAAAAATGAATATGCAGCAATACCGCCACCTGTGGCAACTTGTCCTGATGAAAAGCTCAACTGTTTACCACCAGATGCACCGCCCACACTGACAGGAATTGGGCCAAATACGACACGGCCCGCACTTGCTGCAGAACTGGCTACTGAAAAGTTAGATACTCCTGATTGAATACCGTTTACTAGAACGTTAGTTTGATATCCTGCTGCTCCTGGAGGGTCTGGATTGTTTACACAATCTAAGATATTGTTGCTCCTGTTAAGTTGCTGTATAGTAAGACCTGTAATATCGTCTGTGGAAGGCCCAAAAACGTTAAGGGCTAATCCTGGTGTCGTATAACTTCTCATAAGTGGGACAGCCATTATAGACTATCCTCTTGTAAGTTTCCCATTGAATTTGCACCAGTAAATGCTTTATCTGAACCTTGAACCACTGAAGTAGCTACTGCACCGATTGCTGATTCTATGCCACCAATACCAAATGCTGCTGCTGCTGGGATTATTTTGCCAATTGTACCTTGTGCCATGTTTGGTGAAATTGCACCAAGTATGACGGTTCCTAAGGCTGCAATACCTGCACCTGCTAGAATCTTGTTAACTGTTTTACCTGTTTTTAATTTAAATGCCATTCTCAATTCTAAGAATAGAGAATGACTTAATAAGTATTCTTATTTTAAATAGACATGGTTATCGGTAAGATTACGAGTTATTTAGCTCTTGGTCTTGCTGGTGCGTTCGTTCTCAATGCTTTAATCAGACCTGGTTCTGCAGCAGCCACAGGTGGGGCTTTGCAGGAAACAGGTGCAGGAATTGCCTCAATTGGTGCGGGAATAGGGGATTCGTTACGGTCCATCGGAGGAGGTTCCGCTAAACTGTTCGACCCTCTATTCACGTTAAGAGATTTAGTTTTCACCTCTGATGCAGGAACCTCAGCAGGTGTTGGGCCAGTTAATCAAAGTCAAGTCGAAACCAACAGAAATATTTTAACTCCAGTCTCGGCAACTATCACAGCATCCAGTGTAAGTGATTCACCCAGACCTAGTTCTACTCCACAAACATCGCCAGGTGGTGCAAACATATCCAGTTTAGGAAGCCAACGTTGGAGCGGTGGCGGTTTTGGTGCTGCTAATTGAAGAAGGGTTCAAAGGCTGCTAAAGCCTGGGGAGCTAAAATACGTAGATTAAGAGGCAAGCCCCGAACCACAAAAAAACGAAAAAAATCTAAGTCAACAAGAAAGAAACGTTCTACACGTAAAGGAATGGTAAGAAAAACAGCCCGAAGGGCATACAAACGTGTAAGAAAGCGTGTTTCTAGGCGTAAAAAGACATCAGATAGTGCCTGGTCTTTCTAATGGTTAAAAAGAAGAAGAAAAGAAAATATAGAAAAGGGCTTTATGACCCTGATTCACCTAACTTTTGGAATTTCTAAACCCAAACATATTTCTCACCTTTACACTTTGGACAATCAATAGTTGTATTGTAAATGGGGTCTATTTTGTTAGAGTTGGTCTGTGCATCCACTGTACCAACAATGCCGTGAGGGATACCAGTAACCGTATCTGCACATAGGTCACAAGGAAGATATTGCTTCAGCTTCAGCTCCAGGTTGGGCCTGTTTACTATTGGCTGTGTTAGCGGATTTGATTTTTTCATAAATTCTTTCAACAATAGCAGGGTCTTTCTTAACTGCTTCTTCGACCTGTGGAACCAGGAAGGATGCAGCCTTTTGATACTTCTTTGGTATTAACTGCATGATGACATCGCCTAGACCAGAGCTGGCCATATCTGTGTTGGTAACTGTGGCACCTTCTTTGGCCTTAGTTGCTACATTCTTTAACCTCATAATTTCCTTACGATAATCTTGAGCTTCTTCTTTCTTACTATCTGCTAAATATTTAATATCATTCTCAAAGTCTTTGATACGTTGTCTACTGTGTTTGTTAATAACAGACCTACTCCTAGCAATGAAACAGGCACACACACCACCAGATATACACGCCACCAAGATAAGTGCTGCAGATAAAACTTCGATTTCCACATGTAATACAATGTATTACATAGTTGTAAGTGTTTTGAAGGTAGTAAAAAGGTCATAAAAGGTATGTAAAACATAACATAAACCCTAATACAACCTAATGATTATTTGAATTTGTCATAAAAGTCTCGTGGAAGAATCGGCGCAGTACGCCCCTAGGGGACATGGTATCGGCTTGGGGACGAAAAAGAAGGGGGCTGGCTGTACATATTTTCAAAAACTTAATATATATTATTATACTAGTACGACTTAGGATTATCATGTCGTATCTTGACCCTAATGTCGTAACTAAAGTAGAAAAAGAACGCAGGTTAAAGGCTGCACAAAAAGAAACTAAAGTCGCTAAAACTATCTCAATTCCTATTAGTTCTTGGGCCTTACTTGACCAGGTTCGGAACCAACTAGGAAAGAAAAACGCCAATGAAACTATAATGTATTGTATTAAAGAAATAGGAATTGAGGAAGGTTTAGAATCTTGAAAAGCACAGCAGGAATTGGTGTAGGGTTAATGCTTGCTAAGTTCATGAAAGAAAGCGAAATGTATAATCTTGGTGTAATGCATGGTCAGCAAAAGATGAGAGAAAAAATGTTAAAACAATTAGACCATCTAATAGAGGAAATAAGAAATGACTACTGAAATTATCCCCAGAGAAAAATGCAGAGTATGTAAAATCTATTTACAAAAAAACTGTCTTAATGATATTTGTATAAAATGTTCGGGAGCTCTTTTTGGAACATGAAAATGGAAATAATTGAAAGTGATTTGAAACAATTATTTCAATGGATAAAAACACTAGACGCACGAATGACCGTCATAGAAAAACAACTTGAAAAATTAGCAATTGACATAAACTATTTCTTGGACCAGGAAGAAAAGTATCTAAGGGATAACAAATAATTATTTCTTATTGTAAAAAATAGAAAGAACTAATCTAAAAAATTTCTTTATTTTTTTTATCATTAAAATTTAATTCCGTAAACGGTAAACTGCATGTCTTTGTTATTTGTTGCATTTTGTAAATCTATTTGTATTCTAGTAATTACACTTGCTGCGATTCCCGTAACCCAACCAGAACCAATTGCTACTCTGTCGTGATTAGATACTTGATACAATAAACTCGTTGCTGTTTGACCACTTGGTGGAATTTGTAAATCAATAGTAATAATCCAACCTTCTCCCCCGTTTGCGAGTTGGTCTGTTAATCTGACATAATCATCACCAGCCGATTGTGGGTTCCGGTTCATTAATTGTAAAACTCCGTTAAATAATTCAATACTGTTTTCGTTATAGTTAGTGTTGGTTAAACCAGAATCTAATCTAAACATGGCACGGTCTATACTATTTCCTAATCCATTTCCAGTGAAAACTATTTGGATTTTTTGATAAACTGAATCATCAATGGGCGTGCCAGGTGTGAAAGTTATTGTTGATGTCGTACTTGCTGTAAATGTTTGACTATCTAAAATTACTCGGTTGTTTGTTCCTGCTGCTGCTGTTGTCCATTCTGGTGCTGTTGCACCAGCATTCGTTTGTAGTTGTTGGGCTGGTGTACCTATTGCCAAACGCTGTAAATGAACTCCGTCCGAAAAAATTACGTCACCTTGCGTTAAATCGGCTGAAGTTACATTGTCTGCATCGAGGCTACCTCCATCCTGGACAACAGTTGCGTCATGCTGATGATTTTTTAAAACGTTAGAACCTCCACCAGAAAATCCCATGTTTAACCACCTGAGAGATTAAATCTTGCTTGTTCTGTTGAGAGATACATCGGTGTAACTTGTGCCAACAGGTCTACGGTCC